TGCTCTTCAGTAGCTGGATCATCAAAATTGATGTCCACCAGCAGTAGCCGTTAGTGCTCTGGAGCTTGTAAATGTAGGCGGATTTTGTTGAGCTGATTCTCTCCGTGCGGATCTGTTGAGCTGCGAGCATGTCAGCATCTATGGGTCCTGTTATTATGTTGACCAAATCCTCAACGCGACGCATAGGGTTGGCGAGACCCACGAGGTAAGACTTAGAATTGTCGCTTTCCTCGAGATTGCCTGAAACAGCATCCATCCAGTGCCCGAAACTTGGAATTACATTTTCGCCGATGTTGCCGAGGCGAATTGGTGACCGGGTCATTGGATTGCGCGGATTCTCTACACGGGATGGGTCCTAGAATTCTTGAAGAGCCCACAAATAACCCGTGACGTATCCGCCGGAAGGTTCGTAGAGAATGGTCAATTGATCACGCCTTTCCCTTTCTGCATAGCCTTCGTCCGTCTCACTATGGAGCAGATCGTTTCCTAGCATGTATAAGGTGGCGACGTCGTGACGGGCTGGGGTGCTCTGCATGTAAGCATGGAACTCTAATTCAAAGTCTCTCATTCTCACAGGGAGCATGTGTGATACCAACATCTTCTGGCTGCTGTACTTCTTCCCCATTCTATGACTGCTGATTGCCCCTTGAATTAGCGTGATGGTACGGATGACACAACGGTCTGGGGTCAAGGTCTGGAATAGAAAGGGAATGAAAGTAGGTGAATAGCAAGCTCTACCGATGTGTGGGACATCACAGCCACAGTGACTGTTACGGCAAATTGAATTTATTACTTGGGCGATTTCACCATCGGCTGAATTATACTACTCGAGACGAGAAATCGATCTGTCATACAAATACTGGTCTTTTTCGTAGTAGAATGGCTCAATTTGGTGCATATCTAGCCCTGCGCGAGAATCGATGACAACGAGTTTGTACTGTTCACGGGTTGGTCTCAGAACAGACCATCTACGTTTTTGAGCCGTGGTGTAGTGTACAAACATGTTGAGAGTGACGGCCATGATGAATCCTTTATTATGGGATTCCAAGGTACGTCTCCAACTCTAGTTCCGCTGATCATCATTAAAAGGCAAACGTGGGCGCTCAGCCATGGCATAACGCAGCATCAACCACCTTTCCAACTCCATAGAAAGGGAGGTCATGTCTACGCAACCATTGTCTTTGTCCCAGCCAAACGCGACGTTGTCTTCCACCAAAGAAGAGCTGCTAGCCAGGAAATGTCTGTGCTTCTTCTTAGTTAGTGGTTCGAGGTCGCGGAAGGTCTTTCGAATGTAGGCCACCTGTTTTTGGTCGATTAGGTCAAAGGCGTATACGGTATATCCAACAACGATGTATAGCCTAGGCACAAAACCGTACCCACACAGGTACCAGACCACCGCCTCTTGGCGATGGAGTCTCTTCAGAGCTTATCTCAAACTTGCGTTGAAGTTGACGATAGCCGAGGAAGGACTTGTGCCTACTACCTCTGTTACCAGGCTAAGAGCGATGGAGGTGGATAGCAGACACACTTTGAAAAACCTTTCAAATTGTTCAAAC